CCAATAGAGATATCATATGTAAAAAGAATTCATATTTTACAGAAACTCCAGATAATCGTTATATTATTAAAAATAAAGCATTAGTTGAAACTCCATTCGATTCTAATAACTATTTCATCAATAGTATTAAATTTGAATTTGAAAGCACACAAAATGTTGGTAGTTCTTATCCTTTCCACGATCTAGATTTTAGTAGTGATAAATTGGAAGTAAAATTTGGTAATGATATTAATACCGGCTCTGAATATGCAGAAATACGCGATTATGTACGTACTATGCCCGGTCCTATAAATACTAAATTTAAATCTTCCGATAATACAGATATTACTAAATTAGATATGACTGCATATTCCGAAGGTTGTCCATTATTCTTCAATAAATATATTACCGAAGTTAAGGTTAATAAAATTATTATTCCTTATAAAGCTAAATCATTTAGAAGACTAATATTTGGTAAAATTAGCGATACCGGATTTACTAAGTTTATTTTTTCAGATAGCCCATCTATAGCTGAATCACTTACATGGTCCTTATCTTTCTATAGAGATAACCTTAGTGAATATGATTATGATTTTGGTGACTTTGGCGTATATAATCATACGAGTTATAGATTTGATTGCACTCAACAAGAAGCAATTAATAACTTTGTATCTCACATCCATTGCCATATTAGATCTAATAATCCAATTCTTCAAAATAAGAACTTCTTAAAATATCGTTTACCACTATTTACATTAGATGGTAATCAACGATTTAACTATTCTTTACGTCAATGGCAATTAATTGGCCAATATGACCCTAAGAATGATAATAAACCAATGACTCAAATCTTCCCAGAATTGGCTGAAGAACTTAATAAAATGAGAGTTATTGGTAGTAAAAATGTATAATGGAGGTATAACTTATGCCAGACACACCTAATATGACCGAAAAGGTTATAGAAAATTTAAATCTTTTACATAATGATCTCCAAGAAGTTAAAGCCGTTCTAGTTAAGAACGGCATTAACTCTACTGGTGCATCTTCTAAGTTAGCTGCCGAAGTTGTAAAACTTCCAGAAAAGGCTGAAGAAAATATTAAGAAATCCACAGAAGTTAAAGGTATGGTTAATGGTACTTTAGATATTACTGGTGGATTTACTTATTCTCCTTCTTCTAGTGAAACTTTAGATGCTAGTAATACATTAATCTCTTCTACACTTACTGAATATAATATTCCTAAAGAAAAAAAATTAGGTATGTTCTTCCCAACTGATGAATTGGTAAGTCATTTAGAGAGTGCTCATGATAATCAAGCTGATAGAAATGTTAAATTGACAGTTCATGACATGAACTTCTTACAAGGCAGCTATATGTATTTAACTGCTGGTGCTCAAAATATCAATAATATCAATTTAACAATTGATATCAAAGATGATTTTAAGAAAGTAAATTATAAAGGCACAGAATACTATGATCTAACCCAAGAAACAAATACTGATAACGACTGGAGTAACCCGGATCGTAAACAATTTGGTGGTACAGTAGCATTAACTGATTATAATACTAAGATCACTTTAAATGGTGAAGTTCCTGAAAAATTTAAATGTAATGCATTTGTATTATCCGGCAATAAGTATATAAAAGAAGTTGTATGTAATGAAGTAATAGTAGACTATAGATTACTTAAACATCTCTTCTATAAAAACCGAGATCTTATGAATGATTATGGCGCAGGAGATACAACTCAATATGATCCAATCATAGTTAAGTTAACCGGAGATCTTGGTGGCAATTTCTTCCAAGGAAATAATTATGAATATAAGACTAATGAGTTAGAAGCTCAATTCGTTAGAACTGCAGATCCATTGGCTATAAGTGAATGGACACAAGAAGATACTAAAACTCTTTATTTTAAAGAGCAAAGTAAAGAATTCAAAGGTATTAGTGTTAAATTAGCTGAAGCTCTAGGTAAGCTAGTTCATATTTATGTAGATCCATCTATAATAAAAGAAAAAGAAGATTCTGCAGAATTTATATTAATGAGACTTCCTATTTATAATTTAGATGGTAGTAAAAAATATAACTATTCTAATAGAACTTGGGAACCGGTCGCATCTGCAACTCCTGATACTAAGAAATATTATGAAATTTATCCAGCAATGATGTTTAATAACTATATCAATACATTTAAATTATTAGGAAAAGATAAAATTTCTATATTATTTGCTGATTATAAATTTGGGAATGAATATTCTAGTAATATTTCAGAGGGTATTATAGTAATAAAAGACGATATTTTTGGAAAGTATAACGTAATAGCAGAACAGAATTCATTATGGGCCCCTAGCGCTAATTATAGTTTAAGTTCAGGGTATAGTCTTTATTCTACTGGACTTGCTAGAATTGAATCACAACTAAAATTATTAAATAAGCCTGTAACTTTTGATGTATCACGTACTAGTGCGGCAGGGGTTTATCCATTTGGTAATTTATCATTTAGAGGTACATTTGATTTTAGTATAAATTTTGGCTATCTAGTAAAAGATTCGGATTTTTATGACATAGGATACAGAGAGGCGTTCATTGCCGCTCCACCATTCACCAAATTCAAATCAGGGGATGACGTTATTACAAAGATAATACTTGTTGGGCAGGAAACCCCTTTAGTATATAACAGTACTTTATCTGAAGTTAAAGTAGATAAAGTTGTATTGCCTATGAGAACACAAGTATTCAGAGATATATTTAGTGGTCAATTAACCAATTTGTATTCTGGACAAAATATCAAGCCTATTAAATATATATTTGAAGATACTGGAGTTCAAGTTGTAATGCCATCATTAGCTAATTATAACGAAATGTCTGATTCTCCAACTACATTAATTAATGCCCCTGGATATAGATTCGACTCTACTCATAATCAAGGATCTACTAATTTCGCTAAATATATTCATTGCTGTATTTCTGAAACAAACCCAGCGATGTCTGATGAAGATTTCTTGAAATATCGTATTCCTTTATTTAATAAAGATGAAACTAAACGATATAATTACTCAACTAAACAATGGGTAGCTAAAGATTCTTATAATGTAACTAGCGATAACAAACCATCTTCTGAACTCTTCCCTACAAAAGCTGAAGAATTATCTAAGATGATGGTTATTGGCATTATTAACCAATAATAAAGAAAGTAAAATACTCAATGAGGTTCATCCTCATTGAGTATTTACTCATTCTTTCAACAATTAAATATAGAGTTTTAATATTTTCCCATATTTATTAGGTTGGAGAAATTACTATGAAGAATCTTAATCAACTCATTAGAGGCATTTTAACCCCAGCAATTCAAGAAATTGCTAAAGACATTTATAAACTTAGTGCTAAGGTAAATGAAGCAATCTTAAAGAATCTAGCACAGATTAAATCTGCAGATCATATTACTTTAGCTAAAAATATTACTTTAGATCCTGACGTAAACCAATGTCAAGGTTTCACTTATAACTTTAAAAAGAATACATTTATTCTTGCATGTGTTAATTCGGATAACACTAAACAAGTTATCTATGAATTATCCCCAACAGACTTCTCTGTTTTAACTAAACGATCTTTTACTGGTGCCGATATCTTAGGTCATTGTAATACATTGACTTATGATGGTACTCATATCTTAGTTACTAATGGTGCAACCAATGGTAATAGAATTTATAGACTTAACGATGATTTAACAGTTGATGGTTATACTGACTACACTGATAAATTCTTCAATGTCGACTATAATAAAACTAGTAAAAAATTATTATCTATCGTTCCTGGTGATACTAATGCTACACGTAAATTAAGATTATATGATTATGCTAATCTTAATGCTGTAGAAAAAGAAGTTATAGTAACTGTAAATGAAACAAATAACGATTCTAATGGTGCATTACTTATGGATAAAACTATCGTATTTGCTACATTAAATCGAATTGTTGAATCTGACTATGCTGGTACTATTTTACGTGAAGTAGAAATCAATTCTACTATTGAAATTGAAGATTTTGCTTATGCTAATGGTATGATCTATATGGCATCCAATGAAGGTGGAAAAGTTAATATCTACGTTCATGATCCAGTTAAATCTGCTTATGAGCATATTAATGATACTCATTTCAAAAATGGTATCTTCTTACCAAACCAACAATATTTATATGGTAAATCTCCAGATAACAAATGGGTTCCTATTGCTAAGATAAATAAAAATGGTAATGTAGAAATGGGTTCTAAAGATAAACCTATGGCTTTGTGTACTAGTGCATTGTCTGTGTATGATGGCAAGAATTCTAATACAGTTATTACTACAGCTCATTATGGTACTGCAATCTATAGTAAGTGTCC